ACGTGATGCAATTGATTTAAAGATTAACCAAGCAGTAATCAAAGCAAAGTTAGAAGGTTAGCATGGGATTTACAACTATAGTACCTGAGCCAGAATGGGGCATTGTTAGCCCATCTGTTATAGAAGAGGGAACTAACTGGGATGAGGATGAGGAATGATAGCAAAGACAGCAACACCAGCAGCCAAAGCATTACTACGACAAGCGACAGCCTTGCGCCCCAAGCGCAAGACAGCATCGGACGGGCTATTGCCATCAGCCGCGCATCAGAAACAGAATCTTTCCTCAGACCACAACACAGGTTTTGCAGTGGATGTAACTCATGACCCTGCCTTTGGCATTGATGGACATGAAGTATACGAGCATCTGAAATCTGACAAGCGTGTCAAGTATTTAATTTTTATGGGTCAGATATGGACACCAGAAAAGGGTGACCATAAATATGATGGACCTAATCAGCATAATCATCATTGTCATATCTCAATCAAAGAAACTTGTGGGGATGATACATCTCCTTGGTTCCCTTGGTTGGGTAAACCAACAACACTAAACAAGGTAAAGGCTAACTTGCCTAAGCCTTTGCCAAAGAAGGAGAACAAACAATGAATGCAAAAATGAAAGAACAAATCACTAGCATTGCTGGTACATACTCACGAGCATTTGTGACTGGCGCCACAACAGCCTATGCTCTAGGAAAGATGGACCCTAAGAGCCTATGCATGGCAGGCATTGCATCTGTATTGCCTATCCTTATGCGTTGGGCAAACCCAAAAGATACTTTCCCAGCAAAGGGATAACACCCTATTTAAGGGGCTTAGCAGCCCCGTAGAGACTAGAAGCCCCCGTTCAGGTACATTAACCTACCTGACGGGGGTCTTTTTCTATTTCCCTAGTGCTTATGCTTCGTCTTCTAGTTCATCCCACTTGGTTAGATACAAAGGGTCGTGGTTACGGTGTCTAAACTCCCAGATTTTCTGCTCAACAGCCCAGATAATCTTCTTACCTAACTCACCCAAGGTGAGTCCTAATCCTATAGCAAGGTATAGTTCCATAGTTTGCTCCTAGTTGTAGTCTAAGTATAACGGACGTGCGATTATATTAAGTTGTCTGCGTAATTTACTGCGTTGATTTTCAGTTGTATTGCCCCAATATCCCATGACCTCATGCCGTAAAGCATAGTCAAGGCATTCTGTTTTTGCTGGACACTCACCGCAGATACGCTTAAGAAGAAGCGTGTCTCGGTATGTGCCTGTGTCGTCAGTAAAGTATGCATCAGGGTCAGTGCCTGTACAGTTTGTCGCATTCTCAAATGCTTTCATTGTCATCCCCCTGTTGAGTAGAAGCCAGAGCCATTGAACTTAATGGCTGGGGCTGTCCAGATTCTAACCATTGTGTTGCTGCAGGTATTGCATACTGGTGGGAGCGGGTCTTGTACTTCCACCACTGCGCTACAAAAGTTACATTTGAAATCATAGTTAGGCATTACTCACATCCATCTATCTCGGTAGGTGCAGTTGTAATGGTACCACATTCAAAACATTGTTGTGCTAAGTCATACCATCCAACTGCCCTAGTATCTTCATCCCACATTACTGTAATTTGAAACATCTTACACCCACATATGCAGGCAAAGGTAGGTGTGCCTCTAAGGTCGTTCACTTTTTTCCCAGAAGAACTTATAGTATTCAATGTCAAGCGCAAAGCGTTTCATATGCTTAACCAATGCACCTGTGTGTGTATAGAGTGGGACTCCTGCATGATGCATGAGTCTAAAGAAGTTAATATCTTCTGATACAAACTGCTCGCCTACTCCAGTCTCATTGAAGTATGCAATGCTACCATGTACTTCACGCATCTTTTTGATTGCGTTACGATGCATGAGTACGAATCCAAAGCCAGCAGTGCCTACCTTAACAAGAGCGTTTTGAGGTAGCGGATGAAGGTATGCAATCTTGTAGTCATTTCCCTCAACCCAGTTAAATACAGCAGGATATGGAGCCATAAGGCTCTTCTCATTCTCCTTTGATATGAAGTATGTGCCAGTAACTACTGGTCTTTCGTTCTTATCAGCAGCCTGCCATACCTTTTGTAGTGCCTCTTCGGTAAGTACTATGTCACTATCTACCCAGAGAATCCAATCAAAGTCTGTTTGGTCATACCAAAACTCCAGCGCGTTCTGGCGCTGTCGTCCAATCTGATTGCCTTGCACACGCATGGCTGATTGAAATGGTAGTTCTGATTTAAGAGCTGAGTAGACCATACCTTCAGTAAACTTGCCATCAGTGGTGCCGTTGTCACACCAGCACATGATGATGGATTCATTCTTCTTCGGGTCCATCGGGGCTTTGACCTGCGGTTTCATCTGGCTCTGGCTGTGTTTCCTGGTCTTGGTCATGGTATGGCTTCCACCCTCCTAGGTGTTTGACTAATGAGTTGAGTGCACGTTGCACCTTCATGCGTGCACCATCTGGTGTGCTATCCATATCTTTAGATAGCACTGCCCAGTCTGGTGAGTCTACGCTAAAGCGTAGCCTTAGTATGTTTTGCTTTGCATCTGACAATCTATGAAAGGCTGATGCTATATCTGAACGTAGTGACAACCAGTTGTTGCCATCTGATGCTGCACCACTACCAAACTTAGCATTCAAGTCTTGTATCTTTGTAGGGATTTCATATGTATCACCAATGATAGAAGGCAAGAAGGCTTCGACTACTGATACATCATAGTAGTACAGGTCACCAGTATCGTAACCAATCTTGCGTGCCTTCTCACGCTCACAAAACTTAAGCGCTGCATTGCGCAATGACTTAGCAATTAACTTGTCGCGGTCTTTTTGTTCTAGTGTTAACCACTCTTTGTACTTACGGGGATGGCCGACAAACCATACCCACAACTCTTGACCTATATCATCACGCTCTAACATACCATAGCGTTTTGAATATTCAGATGAGAGTTGTTGTACTAAATCGTTATACTCATCAATGTAATTCATTAAGGAATGATTACCTCACCGTTTACAATTGGTACTGCGAACGGTGTAACCTTGCGGTTATGTTCTACTAAGATACCAATACCATGCTGCCAGTTGGCAGCACCTGATGTAAGGTAAGATGCTTGTTTAATGTCCATCATGTGACCTACCTCTAACCCGTATAAAGTACTGGTTTTTCCGTAGAATCCTGTGGTCTCATGTTGTAATCCAATGCGGTGCGTGTGTCCACACACTACTGATTTGCCTAATCGTTTGGCTAGGTTAAGTGCAGTAGCACCAGGCGCACGGTTAAGCGCACCCTCATCACCGTGTGCCATTACCCAACCAGGTAGCAGTTCGTGCATTTTATGTAAGTAATTAATCTTTAATTTGCCATAGCCTAACAGTTCCTCAATCTCTAATGACTTGAGTGACATGAATGCTGGCGCATACTTGCGCATGTATGTATCAATGCGGTCAGTATGGTTACTGCGTTGAATATAAAATGGCTTGTTACCTAATGCTTTGCGGTAACGAGCCATGATGTTATGTGTTAAGTCAATGCTATCTTGTAAGGTCTCGGCATATTCTCCTGCCATACCCTTGTTCCAACGTGATGGTTCAGGTGCATCTAGTTCATCGCCCACGCACCAGAGTTCATCTGGTTTGTAATCAGCAATGAACTCTAGTGTGGCTTCTACAGTTTTATCGTGTTGATACGGTATCTGTAAATCGCTTAATACGACAACTCGTTTCACATCTATTCTCCATTCGGGATACCTTCCCACTGTCCGCGTTGGACAAGCAACCCAATTATGGCATAGTTTGCAAGGTCAATCAGTGTATCTTCAATACTTTCGTAGTTGGGCGTGTCGCCTGTATCTACTAGGTTGTTGAGTCGTGCGAGTTTGTCGTACATGCGTACGCGTAGACCATTCATTGCACCACCTGGTGCACCTGAGATGTTGAGTGGGCCGTAGTCAGCGTGCTTGCGCACTAGTACTGAGTACAGTTCGTCCATAATTTCTGATGCGTTCTTAGGGCTTTTCATCTAACACTTCCTTAAGGCTGTTGTCAAAGTGGAACATTGCTTCTCTGACTGAGAACTCTTCCCATACTTCTTCTGCTTTGTCATACTTGCTGGCTACTAAGATAGCAGCCAATGCAGTAACACACATCTTGGCTTCCTCTAACTCACCCTCACATATGGTTTCATATACATCATGCAGTGCGCTGATGATGTCAAGCATTCTATTTTCAGATACTGGTATAGCAATAGCAAAATCTATATGTTCAATGTGTTCCCAGAATGTATTATCCAGGGGTAACGCACTCTCTGATTCGCTCATCTAGCCACTCGCTTCCTTGTTTAATCATCATACTATTGACATCTTCACCATCTGGCATACTGACAATGTTGACATTGCCTAACTCTCTACTAATCTTTTTACCAAACTCTAACCCTGCTGCATCACCATCTGCTAATACAATGACGACATCAAAGTCGTCAAGTATCTTAGCATAGTGTGGCTTCCAGTTGTTAGCCCCAGGTATACCAACAGTTGGGTGTGTAGTTTTAACTGACATCATAATGCAATCAAACTCACCTTCGGTGACGCATATGTATTTGTCTGCAACAAAGCATGCTTGTGTATTAAACATAGTAGTCTTAGCACCAACTAATCCCATGTACTTAGGGTCTTCACCATTCATACCACGAAATCTTAAATCAACTACACCTGATGGTGTAATGTATGGGATAGCAAGCCTACCTTTGTAAGGCTCATGCCCTGGCAGAGGGTCTTCGACCACTCCCAGATGAAAGATGCTTGCCTCTTCTACCGAGAGATGACGGCTTGATAGATACTCTGTTGCTAGTTCTATCCTTCCCGCGTATCTCTGTGTTGCCTGTAGCAAGAACTGACGTTGCGAACTGGACAGCCTCACGGTAATCACCACCTTCTTTGTACATGATAAGGGAAAAGGTATCGCCCTTCACACCACAACCGTGGCATATGAAAGCGTTCTTGTCAAAGTTAACTGCTGCACTTGCATGTGAATCATGATGGAACGGACACTTCATCTTGCGCCAACCGCTGCCCATAGCAGGCACGGTGGCGCCTATGTAATGGAGATACTCTTCAATCTTTGGTTTGTCCAAGTGCTCTCCTTAATAAATCTACATACACATAGCCAGGCATGGTGCAGTACCAATCTTCGGGGCTTCCCCTACCCTTACGCTTGTGCCACACCACGCCTGTCCATGCTTTGTCGTTAGCCATCTCGACTATCAACTCTTCTGTCCACCCCGCCAAGTCCATCTTGGCGTGGTTTTTAATCTCTATGGTAACACCAGGTATGCCTGAGATGTCACCTTTATCTAGGGTTGCACCAGCCAAGCGTCTGTCTACATAAGGGAACCATTGCTTGAGGTACTTAACTACATCTCGCTCTGCTCCTGAGCCTTTCGCTTTGGCTGCGCTACTCATTCGTTAGGTTCGTCTCTAACTTCTGTTAGTTCCCAACGCCCTGTCTCTGCTTTCTTTGCACGTTCTTCTGCTATTGCTAACGAAGAAGCACGAATAACTTTTACTTTATACTGTGAGTATGTCACTCTATATTTTGGCATTATACTTTCATCTCCACTTGTCTATAGTCTCTGACTACATCTTCTAAATACATAGAGGCTGGGTCAAATGATAAAGATACATATGTGTTACCAGTAAAGTCTGCTTTACCATAACGGTTTTTAACTGGGGCTACGCATAGGTATGCGTCTGGCCCTTGCATCATCTGTCCTACTGTCAACACCATAGCAGGTACCTGACTGACCATGCCTTGCAACGCTGAGCGTGGCTGACATGGAAATCCAACAGCACCTTCTTTAGTATGGTGTAACACTAGTACACATGCATTGGTATCTCTTGCAAGATACTTAAGTTCTTTCATGACTGCACGCATAGCAGCAAACTCTTCATGTCCATCTACTGCTATGTCCATAAGGTTGTCTACTACTATAAGTGTAGGACTTCTACCCCACATAGTTTCAAATGCAGATACTTCTGCATCTAAATCATTAAGGGTAGGGCTAGGTTCAAAGGACCAGTACAAATTAGAGAACTCTCGTAAGAGTTCTTCTGCTTTATCTGGTGCTGTCTTGAGCATATGTTCCGCATGTGCTTGACTAATCTTCGCTTTCATAGCGAGCAAGCGCATTGCCATAGTGTGTGCATTAGTATCAGCAGAGAAGTAGAGTGTCGGTTGTTTCAGTCTTGCTGCGATATGTAATGCAATAGATGACTTACCTGCGCCTGGTGTACCAGCAATTACTGATACTTCAGCACGGCGAAAGATAATGCCTTCACGTTGGAAGGCCTGAAATGGTGGGGCTAATGGCTCCCCACCTACCTCAGGCTTACCAATACTACGGCGTAATGTTTTCATTTATGCCTTTGTTTGGTCGGCTTGGAAACTATTCCACTCTGCTTGATTTTGTTTGATGTACTGAGTAGTACACTTGCTTGGGTCACCCTGTTTTGCTGGACAGAAGTAGCCTTTGTATGGGCCAAACTTGCCAGTCAATCCATGAATGCGTGTCATTGTACCGTGAGGACAATTGCGTGAACCCGCACCCATTGAAGGTGCGGGTGTATCAAATGAATCAACAACAGGTACAGCATTAAATGCTGTAGCAATTGCTGCTACTGCTGGGTTGGGTGGTACTGCTGCGTTACCACCACGTACTACTGCTTCTAACTCTGCAACTGCAGATGATACTGATGCTAGTGATAGTGCTACCACTTGGTCTAGTTCTTCACCGCTCTCAGCGCGAACAGTAACAAGAGAACCTGCTGCTGTCTTAACTGTGATGCTGATTGGTGCTTCGGTACTTGGCATTTATTCTCCTTGAATAGATGTTACTAGGGACTTCTTTGTATCTCGGAAGGTACGAACTTTCATTGCTAACTCTATACCTTTCCAACCTGTCTTGATGTCAACAAAATGCAGTTCACATTTACCACTGCCTGCTGGCAGATGCACAATGATTCCTTTATCTTGGTTAACACCACCCCAACTACCGCGGGTTGCCGTAGCGGGGTCATACGGCAAGCCGTGTGCGTACACTGCTAACTGCATGGCAATCTTATTAGGGTAAGAAATACTACCAGTCTTTAGGTCAGAGATAAACAACTCGCCTTTGTATTCAACTACACGGTCAGGTGTACCTGCAATCTTGTACTTGTCTAGCACACAGAATTGTTCAATGAATACATTTTTAAAGTGTTTAGTTGCATCAGCATATGCTTGTATGTCAGCAACATAATCTTCTGGTATCACGCCAAGGTCTTCGCCCCTGTCGTGTTTCTCTGTTAGTGTATGAATGGCTGTGCCTATAGTAGCCTGTGCTGTTGCACCTGCTGCTGTCATAGCATCTTCAACTAACTTGTCCATCTCTAACTTGTTGTCTCTCGCTGCACTTGCAGCCAATAGTAAGTCAGGACGCAGGGTTAATCCTGCTGCAGCCATGCGTAACTTCCATGCTACTAATGCAGTGCCATCATCTAATGAACCTGCAACTGTAGTAGTACGTGTATATGCTACAGCCTTACCACCCTTAGGTGGTACAACCATAGGTCTACCGTATTTATCTCTTGGTACTTCTACTTCTGACATAACTCTCCCTTGTTAAATAGGTTAAGAGGGTGGGAACAAGGAGAGAACCGAAACCCCACCACTCCTAACCCACACATCATAGCATAGTTGACGGACTATGCATTGATGTCATTGCCACAGTGAGGGCAAAGTTTTTCTCGTTTCTTATATACTTCGTGTAACATATCACCTTTGTTATCTTGGTGTATGTATATCTTACATCTGTCTCTTGACTTTAATAAACGCAATGCTGCACCTGACTGGTGCAGTACTGATAGCACGCCACTTGTAGTGCCGTGATGCCAGCCTGTCTTCTCGGCTAACTCTTTCCATGTTAAACCATTAGCACCTGATAGTTTTAAATATGCTAACGCTGTAACCTGGTTGTTTAATTCCCGACCTGATGTAATGTTATCTATAGCACGAGCCTTAGATGTATCAGTGCCTGACCATCCAGCCGTACCTTTATATGGTCTATAAGGTACGTACTCTGCCATTAGTTATCTACTTCAATATCATTAACTTCAATCTGGTCAACATCAATGTCGCCATCATAGAAGTCAACATTTACATTGTCTGTAAAGATAGACTCAACATCATCTTCATCTTCTACTTCAATGCTAAAGGTTCCTGTGATGGTAAAGTTAGCATTGTACTTTGTTGTAAGTTTGTTACAGCCAATGGATTCAAGTAACATATTGACGTCACCTTTGTTGATGACTGTTTCACCGTCATCCCATTCACCTTCACTGAAGAAGTCACGGACTTTATTCTTAACGTCACGGATTGCGTGGACTTGCTTGTTGAGCATTTCGTTAAGGTCATCTACTGCCTTTGCTTTCTCAATGTAGCGTAGCACTTCGCCTTCAGTATAGGTTACATTAGGTGTACCCTCAACTGTTGACATGATTGTGATTGTGTTCATGTGTTCCTCTCGTTGTTTGATGCTCCGTGTTCGCCACTGGCGGAGCAACCCAGTGAGGTGTCCCTTATATAGAAAAGAGATTAACGATATAAGTTCTGCGAGTCCCGCGCTATCGCTGCCTAAGCAGTATGCATACGGAATATTATACTAACAGAGATAAAGCCTTAGTCTTTACTCTATCATTGCGTCCACTCAGGGTGGCCGCGGCAAGGCGACTCGCGCCACCCGTTGCATAGTGGTCAGCATGTTCTACTACTGCATGCCATGCACCAAAGGCTGTGCCTCTGATGTTCTCTTGAGTCTCTGACTCTGAGTAGATAGACCATGCCTTAGCACGTGCATCTTTAGCAATAGTCTGTTGCTTGCGCTCACCTCTAGTGAGCAAGTCATATGGCTTGTCTTCTACTGTAGTAGGTAGAGGCCATACTCTCTTAAAGAAGTTAACTGTTTCTTCTCGTGTCATTGGCTTACGCAATAGGTTGTTAGCAACTAACTCATAGTCTGCTATAGCAGTGTATGTTAGGTTAGTAATGTTGCGTATGTCTTTGACAGATAGTTCTTGATTAGTTGTGTGTGTCATGCGGTAGGTGTACTCATTGTATTTTCTACCTGTGTTACTAATCAAACCGTTGACTTGATTAGCACAAAACAAACGCTCAATGACTGGCTTGATTACTACTGATGATGAGCCATCATGTGATGTCTTAACCAATAGGAACGCAGTGTGTGGGTCATTGGCTACCTCTATACCTTGCGGTAATTCAAGTAGCATCCAGATGTTAGAGCCACCATTGAACTCACCTGCTGCAGTATAGCGTGCATCACCTGAGTCTACGAGTGTATCTAATGCATTGAATACTTCCATGTTTTGTACCATCTTGTACTTGGTACCAACAATACCAATGACTGTGCTGTTATCCTCACGGATAATAGCCTGCTTCTTGGTTACATCTATGTATGTGGCTGGTGTTACACCATCAGTATCCATAGTCAGAGGCGTTGCCTCTGCTAGTAATGGTGCTGTGCGTACAGTCCAGTTAAGTCCTGCTTGTGTGGCTGCACTAGCAGCAGAGGTAGCCTCTACTGCTGTACCACCACGCACCCATGCTGATTTGTTCTTAGTTACTCTCATCTGTTCCTCCAAATATGCCTGCTTTTACGCGTGGATGTAGTTCCATACGCATGCTATTGAATGCACCAACAGGCCAGTTAGTTTGGAACACTCGGTTTAATAGTGTTGCCAATGAGTAGCCTTGTGCTAACGCTGGTGCTAGTAGTTCATTTGCTTTACCATCTTCATGCTTCTCATAGTATGTAAGAGCAAGCAATGTGGTAGGTGCAGCGTTGTACTTGTGAGGTGCATGCTTTGTTAAGAACTGAAAGAAAGATGTAGCCTTATCTTCTTTAGGGTCTATCATTCCCATTGCATAGTCACGCACTTGAATATCTTTAAGTGCTAGTATAGTAGCGGCTGTCATCATAGTTAGTGTGGCTTCATCAACATTATCTTTTAAGATTGCAAAGTTATTATAGAAATTTTCTACTAACTTAGCAGCATGCTGTTGTTCGGATACTCCTATTTCAAACTGTCCAAGTTCATCTTGAACAGATGCTTTTTTAATTTCCTCTATCATTTCTTTTACTTGTGTCTTATTCATTTGCTTCTCCCTTGTTTGTTAGTTGTGTGCCTGTCCATGTCCATGCCATATCAAAGTCACCTTTAGGTAGGACACGTGTTACTCTTTCCAATGCAGCATCATCGTCAGATGCATACACATGGAACTCCATT